TTTCATGTTTGGTTGGTAAGCACTTACAAAACCGTAAGCAAAATCCGTGCCTGCTGGCATAACGTCGTCGTGATTCCGATACGCCTTGGCTTCAACCAATACGTACCCCTTCTCAGGGTTGAATTCGACGATTCGTGTTTCAATGCGTCCTGTTGGGTAGGTTGTATTCCAACGGGTCAAACGTGCCAGGCTTGCTTCGTAGTTATCTAGGAAACCCATTATTTGACCGCCTTACGTGAGACATGACGTTCAAATGCACGTCGTCTAGCCCAGCCTTCGCGGTGACCGTCTTTGAAGCCTTTTGCGTAACCCACTGCTGCTGCCATAACTAGCAAGATCATCAGCAACGTCAAACGACCCAATGTGGCTGGGTCAGTTAAGTCAAGTACCATTTCTATTTCTCCCGATTCTTGGTGATAGGACTACCACCTGAACCAAGGGTGAAGCATGATCGCCGCGCGGTCAAGAACCTTGCGTGTTTGTCGGCGTGTCTGCGGGCTTTGGCTTGGATTTCAGTCCATTGCCTGCCAGTACGCCACCCAGTGATCCAGTCAAGAAAATTGCCAACGTTTTCAATAAGTCAATAAACGCTGCGTCGTTAGGGGCTTGGTTGCCAATTGGCTGCGTCACAAAAATCAGCGCATAAGTAATTCCTAAAGTGACAATAAGGAAAACCAGTGCCAAAGTTGATCCAATGATCAAAATCAGCTGGGCGTGGATTTCCTCAGGGCTTTTGCGTCGTGTTGGCTTATCCTGTTTCAATGCCAAGAATGTCGTCAGTGCATGTTCCAGTGGGGACGCATTGCGGTTTTTGACATTCTGGTTTTGACCAGTTTTCAAATTCTTGACATTCATAACGAATCCACCCCTGATAACCGCAAGCAGATAGCCCCAACACTGACCCCAGTGCTAAGGCTATCGCCGCGGCTTTTCGGGCTATTTCCCCGTTAACCCGAAACTCTTGTCGCTAGGGTTTAACCAGCGCAAAATCACTGGTGCAACCGCTGCAACGCCTGCCATTGCAAGCGTCTTTGGATCAGTCACGCCCGCCATGTAAAGGGCTAGGGCTGCTGCCATGAATGACCGCGCCCATGACGCGGCTAGGGCTTTGGCTTTGTCCATTTTTTTGTCTCCTTTGTTGGTTTTGCTGCCACCTTTGGCATTTCAACGATTGGGTATTCGCCCTGGTATGGGGCAAATTTTGGAATACCAAATCCGACAATTTCCTTGCCAATGTTTCGAACCTTGACCATGACCATGCCGCCGTTGCGTTGGTCGCCTGTGCCGCTGGTGTTGCCTTCAATTGTTATGCACTGCTTGTCGTCAATTAACCCAACAACAATGCCAACATGTGAAATGCGATCAACGCCGTCATGTGGAAAGTCCATAAACGCTATGTAACCCAATTGTGGAATAAATGACCAGCGGTTGATTTCCTTGAATTTATGCGCGCCAATTGCAGTGCTAACGACTGAATGAATTTTGACGCCTGCCTGTGCTGCACACCAATTCACAAATGATCCGCACCATGGCAAACCGTCAGCCTTTGTAAATTTGCCGTATTTGGTGAGGTTGTCGCCTTCCTCAATTGTGCCGACTTCAGCTGCTGCGACTTCGATAAGTCGTGCGCTAGTGTTAGTAGGAAATGACATTGTGTGCCTCATTCTCGCAATTCCATTGCGCAGTTGTTTCATTCAAAATCGCCTCACCATGGCATTTTGGTGCAATAAAAATGTCAAGGTTTTCGTCGTAAGTAAAACCAATGCCTGCGTAATTACCTCGAAAATTTGCATTGTATGAAGTCTGAACCCATGTGCCACCCAAACCCAATTCATTTGCCAGATAATTTTGTCCGTCGTTTTCGTGTTCATTATCAACGACCAAAACTCTTACAACGATTTTGTTTTCGTCTATTTCAGCGAAGTGCGCCATTATCCACCTACCTGTGTGCGTGTATAGCGAACGATAACAAAACCACCTGCACCTGCACCGCCTGCGCCAGCGTTAGAACCGCCACCGCCGCCTGAACCTGTTGTTGCTGTTGCTGGGTTTCCTGCAAATGGTCCAGTCGCTGGGGGTACAGGACCTGGTCCTGTGTTACCTGATCCTGCGCCACCGCCGCCTGAACCGCCTGCACCGCCTGTACCTTGCCATGCGCCGCCACCGCCACCGCCTGCAATGAATCCAGATACACCTAAACCGACGACAGATAACCATGATGAATAAGTGTTTATCCCTGCACCGCCTGCGCCACCGACACTAGATGAATTTGTGATGCTTGCGCCGACCCCACCTGCGCCACCGCCGCCTGAACCCGCTGAAGGGTCTATTCCACTAAATGTGGTTGTACCACCATTAGAACCTTGACCAGATGTAGCCGTGCCGCCTGTTGCTGATCCTGTATTGAAGTTAACGCCACCGCCGCCGCCCGAACCACCGTTAGCACCGTTGAACCCTGTTGTGTTTCCCTGACCACCACGACCACCACCAACGGCAGCCGTTAGCGCACCAAATTGTGAATTTGTTCCTGAAGTATCACCTGCACCGCCGCCGCCAATTGTCACGGTGTAGGTTGAATTGTAAAGTGATTGACTGCTTTGAAGTAATACACCACCTGCACCGCCGCCGCCGCCGCGTTGAAAACCACCACCACCACCGCCTGCAATTGTAAGAATGTCAACGGTCAATGGTGTGCCAGTTACGGTCAACGATCCCGTTCCCGTAAATGTGCGGTAATAATAAGTCGCGTCCGAAGTCAGCGTTCCACCTGTTACGGTTTTTTTGCCCGCTGACGCCATGATCCCCAGCATTGGTGACATTACGCTAAGTCTCCAAAAACGATCCATGAATTAGCAGCTAGTTTTTTGCAGGTTGCGCCGCTATTCACAACACGCAATTTCGGTGTCGCGCTTGTGTTACCAGTTGAAATCACTGTTGTCGTTCCTGGTGTCACTGCCCCAATTGTGGGCTGACCTGCACCAGTGATCCAAAAAACGTTAATTTCTGTACCTATTGCAAAATTGAATGTGGCGTCTGTTGGAATGTTGAATTGCTGCGTTGCAGCATTGTTCATGCTAAAAATGTTGCCTTCGTCGCCTGAAGCAAAAGTGTATGAAGCGGTTTTTGCTGAATACGTTGACGCAATGTTGTCGGGGTCGATCCACGCTGGCACACCACCTGAAACTGCTAAAACCTGACCTGTTGTTCCAATTGGCAAACGTGTGTTTGTGTTTGCAGTTGCGGACGAATAAGCAAGATCGCCAAGCGTTGTGCCTGGTTGCAATGCCTTCAGCCGTGTGTCAACGCCTTGCAACGCAACCTCAAAATCTGCTGGAAGGTCTGTAACCAAGTCGCTTGACGTTGGAAGCACAAAACCATAATTTGTTGTGGGATTTGCCAATTGGGTTTCCTTTCGTTAAGTGATAATTGTTGCACGCGCCCAGTCAAGCGTTGGCGACACGCCCGACCAAGTGTAAGTGTTAGAAATGTCTTTCCACGACAGGGCTTGCAGTGAATAGGCAGTAGGGGTCAAAAGTAACGAAATGGAAAGTTGATTGTAGGAAGCCTGAAACGACCAGCCTTCAACAAAACCCTGAAAAATTGACCCCATGTTTTCTGGCAAATTGTTGATCGAAATTGCCTCGCCCATAAAAATGTTCAACAAATTATCGCGATCCGAATTGTCAATTTCAGGGTTTGTTAAGTCGAACGTAATTTGGCTAAAAATGGGCTGAGGTGTTGCGCGTAGTGATAAATAGAAATTTGCCTGTGCCAGCGCGTCAGCTGAATTGTGCAGCGTCGTCGTGATGATTTGCGAAAGTTTGCCGTAGTCCGAAATTGAAGCGGCGTCGCTTGCCGATTCCTCGGCGCTGCTGGTTGCGTTGTATTTGATCGTTAGGCTATTTCGAACGTCGCCCACGCGGGTTTCAATTCGCAAACCTGCTGCACGCGCTTGATTTCCGTCAAGGTCAACGTAACCGTTTGTTGACAAGTATTGTGTGCGGTGGGTGCTGTCGGCGTATCCGATTCGACCCTGTGCGTCCTCATAAATGTATCCCAGCCCAGACGTTGCCAATGCTGAAACCAGTGAATAAACGTCTGTTCGGTTTGATTGTCTAGCCGCCAATTCATAATTTCCTGGTGTATCTATTTCACCCAACCCGTTGTTTTCGGCGTTTGCCCATGTTGTCGTCGCTGGCGTGTATGTTGCCCACGTAAGCGCACCTGCAACCTCAGCCCAAGAATTATACAAAACTTCCAAAAGAATCGTTTCAATTTGATTCCCGTCGAAATCTTTTGAAAGTACGCCGTTGGTCAATGCCTTGGGCAAACGTGCCAATGCGCCAAGTGCGGTGATCGAATAGGTTTGCGTAAATAACGTTGAACCTACGTCCAGCACTTCCAACCCAATGTCCACCACGTTGCCGCCAAAAATAGGCACAAAAGTCGCTGACGTGTCTTGAATGGAAACGCTGATAGTTGAATTTATTGAAACGGGAATTGTTTCCTGTGAAACGTCCAGCAGCTGAAGGTTGACGTAACCTGCCTGCGCCTGCTCATAAATGTTGGTGCGACCGCTGCGAATTGAAAGGTTTGCCAAAACTGCGTTTGTGTATTCAACGCCGTCTAGTTCAACCTTCCAGACTGGATTCCATTGGGTCATGCTGTGACCAGGTTACCCGCGCCGCCTGTACCGCGATAAAACGAATTGTTTAGCGTGTCCACAATTGTTCGGGCAGTGCCTTCCTTGTCTATCGCACCATTCACGGTCACGTTGATCGTTGTGCCTCCTGAAGTCATGCCGACGCGGTTTGGATCAAATACGTCTTGCGGACGTACACCGCCTGAAGTCATGCCTAAACGTGCAGGGTCAATTACAGGTACAACAATTTTTGGTTTTGTTCCCGTGCTTCCAGTACCACCTGTACTGCCACCGCTTGTACCACCCGTGAACGTGCTGGTTGTGATCTTGTTACCCGCACCGCCTCCACCTGTGCCTGCTGTTTCGCCGCCTGTTGTGAAACTGCCGCCACCTGGCATTGTGCCGCTAAACCCTGAAGCACCTGGTGTTGCCACTGACGTATCACCAATTTTGGGAATAAACGCAATGTCGGGACCAACCTTGACTAGGTTAATTCCTCGAATGATTAGGTTGATTCCTTCAATGTACATGTTCAACAATGGTTTGATCGCTGACATTACTTTGCCAATGATGTTGATTGCAATGCTTGCAATTTTGCCAGCGTTTTCAAATGCCGTTCCAATTACTTTTCCAAGTATTGGGGCAACAAACGCAATGACTTCAGCAAATGATTCAAATTCATCTTTGTTGTTTTTAATTGCAGTTTTGACACGATCAAAAACACTTTTGATACCTTCAAAAATTGGTTGGACTGTATCCCTAACGACTGCGCCGACTTCACTGATTGTTTTTCCAAACCCGTCCGTACCGGTCAAACTGAACGCACTGGTAAATGCTTCAATCGCTGGCAATGCGTTTTTGTTTATAAATTGCAAGAATTTGTCAAGGATTGGCAGCAGTGCTGTGCCTAGCGTTTCCTTTGCTTCGTCAAATGCAATTTGAACACGTGCAATTTTGCCTGCGTATGTTTCAGCATTTGCAGCGGCTGCGCCACCAAATAATTCTGAAAGTTTTGTTTGCACCTGATCGAATGACATTGTTTTCAATTCAGCAGCTGATAAACCAATGCCCAGTTTGCCCAATGCTGCGGTGTTTCCGTCATAAGCCTTTGCAAGGCTATTTGCGACGGCTTCGACTGGCTTGCCTGTTGCGGCAGCGACGTCAAGCGCAATTGCCAACAAGTCTTGTGCCTCACTAGTTGATTGCGTACTTCTCACCAAACGCGCTAACGCTGGGCGAAGTTCGTCATCTGCCACACCCGTCGCCAATGACATTTGAAGGATTGACGCCTCAGTTGCCTTGATCTGTGCGTCTGTTGCACCTGTTGCATTTTGCAACGCCAACGCCAATTGTGTTTGTGCCTTTTCGTCCTCAATGGCAGCCTTTACGGCGTCAATACCAATTGCAATTGCAGCAGCCCCAGCAGCGGCAGCAGCAGCGGCGAAGGCTTTACCGATTGCTAAACCAGCCTTGCCAACCTTGTCGCCAAATGAATCAACGTCACCGCTAGCGGTTTTTAGCGATTTGTTGAGGTTGTCAACGTCGCCAAGAATCGAAAGCTTAAGGGTACGACTTCCAGCCATTAGTTATACCTCTTTAACACTTTATCGAACGCTTGTTCCCATTCTTTGATGATGTACGGTTGCGCGCTTCGCAGTGTTGGATAAATAAACCAACCGCGTGACCCGCGACCCTCACGACCTGACCAGATTGGAAATTGTTTTTTCTTGTTCGATCCAAATTCTGCGCCTCCCCATAATTGCTGGGTCGTTGCACCGCCGCTAAATTTTTGACCTGCAAAACCGAAACTGATTTCACCGATTTTGGACGACTTTGAAACTTTTGCGCCGCTGGCGACGCGATCGTCTGCCCTGTAATTTGTTCGACCTGCCGCGTCAACAATTTTGCCTTTGACGTACGTGGCTAAGGCTGAGGTTGTTTGCTTGACCTGATCCTTTGCTTCGTCGTCCATGTCTTTCATTGCCTTCAGGATCGCGCGTAATTCCGATTTGTCGTAACTGATTGCCTCAGTTGCCATTTGCGCGCCTTTCCAAGATTTCGATAACGGTCAGAATGTCCTCAGCGGTATCAAATTCATTTGGTGATAGCCCCGTTGCCAGGGCTATCTCCCAAACAATTCGACTTAGGCTTCCGACGGGATAACTTTTGGGTTTGCCTCACCGACTATCACTTCAGCAATGGTTTCAGTCCATGCCTCAATTGGCTTGACTGGCTTTCCTGCCGCTTCACGCTTCATGGCGTGATAAGCAAGAAATACAAGATCAGAAATTCCGATCTTTTCCTGTGCCTGGCTGATTGTGAAACCCGTATTCTTTTCCCACTTTACCCATTCAGGCGGTGCTGCCGTGTAGGTAATCTGGTCGCCGTTGTTGTATTCAATTGTTATTGGTAACTTCATTTTGTCTCCCGATTGTTATTTCTTAGCTGAATGTCTCGGTTGGTGTTCCAACCACAACAAATGATAGGTCAACGGTCTGTGCGTCTGGTGCTGCCCCGCCGACTGACGGAAACACTGGCATAACGTTGAAAGCAAACACTGCACCAGTTGCGGCAGTCAATGAGACCGCCAATGTTGTGTTTGGTGCTGTTTCGCAGGCTGCCCACAATGCTTCGCATAGTGATCCAGTTGCGCCCCAGTCTGCAAGCATTGAAACGTCAAATGTCCACTGGTCGTCAATGTGCTTGTAAGCCTTGCCGTCAAGTGTTTGGTAAGTCTCCACGGTTGGTGAATTTGCTAGCGTCGCACTGGTCGCTTGTGCGTCGTAGTTTACGGTTGCAATGGTCACGACTAGATCGCGACCCGTTATGATTGTCGTTGGCATTTTGTCCCCTAGGTTGTTTGTGTGTAGTACGTCGAAACGTTTATGTCTGCCACCAGCATTGGACTTTGACCTACTTCCAATACCGTTGGCTTTTCAACAACGCCAACAACGTATCCTGCGGGCATTGCCGCAAGAATTCCGATTATCAGTTTTTCCAGATTGTCCAGTGACCCCGCGTTGCTGTTTGACGCAACAATTGCACTAATTGCAAAATTTAATTTGACCTTTGTTGAAGCCTTGCCAATTAACGCAACCTCCATGTAGGGCGAATCTGGCACGATCACAATTGCGGGCGGGATCGGCGATTCAGGAACGCTTGAATAGCACGTGGCAGATAGCGCGCTGAACGCGTTGGCTAATGCTGCACGTGTTTCGGCAATTGAATTGGCTGGCACTATTGCACAACCGTTTCAACGTCTAAAAATGGCTGAAGTAATGTGGACACACGATTCGTGAGACTGCGCCCCATTCTGTATGGCGTACTGGCAAAATCTACGCCCTCAATTTGCCCACCTGCTGCAACGCGTGACTGAAATACTTCAACGCTAACTGCAAGCACTGCCGATTCGATTGGTGCGCTAGTTGCGTATAAATCAGCTGCTGAATAGCCTTGAAGTGTTGCTGTACCCATTGGAATGATCTCGCGCAATGTGACATTTGATGAAGTCAATGCAACGGTGAATGAATACGGTGTCGCGCTGACGACTGTGAATGTTGCGCTAAACGGTGCTGGCAAACCAGTCACGATCACGGTTTGACCTGCAACAAAATGATGATCGCGCTGCGTGTAGAAATACGCGACATTTGATTCTAATTTGTACGACTGAATTGCTGAAGTATTTGCAACCAGCATGGGCAAAATGACCGCCTCGCTGGTGTTGATTATTTCGTCCAGATAACTGTCACTGTATAAGGAAACGGACACGCCAAGCACCGTACGCAATTGGCTTGCTGTGACAATGGCTGGCATGTCCGTCCCTTTCGATCTGCTGCGGCGAGATCGGGAGAACCCGCCGCATGATTAGTTGTGGCTATTAAGCCTTGTTATTCTTGAACGCACCCGCGGCGATCTTTGTTGCGACTGCACCAAATGAATACACGCCCACGGTGATTGAACCGTCAGCAGTTGATTCAGCGCGTAGTTGGTATGAAGTTCCTTCGTACCATGTGTATGCGTCAGGGTTAACGACTAGCAGTGTTCCGTCTCCGTCGCCGCCGTTTGTTGGGTCTACGTATAGGTTCAAGCCCGCTACGTTTCCAGTCAATGAAGTTGGCACTGCAACACCTGGCTGGTTGCTTGGTTGTGAAACTGCTGAATAAATTGGGCGACCTGCGTCGTTCAATGTCATCAAGTTTGACCACTGACCAGTTGAAGCGATCAAGTTACGTGCAAATGGATTTGCTAGTCCAGCAGTTGCGCCATAAACGCTTGCTGCACCGCGACCGATAATTCCAAGCAATTCAGCAGCTGTTGGGTATGTTGCCACTGTTGTTGCGTCAAGTGACGCGTTTGAAATTAAAATGCCATTGACGTATGAATTTTGCGCCTTTGCCATGGCTGCGACCATGTTTCTCAATAATTCATCATAAAATAACGGCGAAGTGCGGGTTAGCAATTCAACGCTAAATTTTTGTTGCCCTGCAAATTTCTTAACGTCCACTGACAAGAACGCGCTGTTTTGATCTGTATCTGAAAACGCTGCGTCCTCAGCAGTTACCGCAACCGTTGGGGCTTGGGTAATTTTTGGAATTTCAAATGTCATTCCCGCGTCAGGCAATGCACCGCGACTGATCGCGTCAATGCTTGGACGGATTGTTGTAGATAGCCCGTTGATAACTTCACTTAATTGACGTGTTGGAACAAGCCCAGCATTGTCAGTTGTGTTATCTGCTGCTAAAACGTACTGGCGCGCTGATTCGTCGCCTGTTGCTGCTAGCACTTTGTTTTCTAAGTACTTTGCAGCAGTAATTTCAATGCGTGGTGTGGCTTTCCAGCCGCCCACCTTGTTTGATGTTGCTGTTACTGACTGTGCGGCTTCGACCGTTTCGACGGCTTCCGCTGGTGTAACGGTGTGTTCCACTTCGTCGTCCTTTTCTGTTGGTGTTGCTTCAGGTTCGATTGTCGAATCTGAAATCTGTTCGTCCTCAGTTGCCGCGACTGATTCAACGCGGGCTGATCTAATTGCGGGTTCGCTTGTTAATGCAACGGCTGTCAATTCACCTGCAAGAATTCTGACTGTCCCGTCCTTCAATGTTTCGTATTCGTCAAATGAAACTTCAACGCTGAAACCGTCACGCAAACCTTCCATGGCTTCAACCAGTGCGTCGTTGCCCGCAGTTGTCTCAGCGATCTTAAATGTTGCGTCAATTCCTGAATTGTCAGCTGAAATTGCAGTGTCTAAAGTTTTTCCAATTCTGCGTGTGCGATCATGTTCAAGGTTTAGCAAAACGGCAGTCGGTTCAATCGAACCAGCAGCAAATTGCACTTTGCCAATTGACGCGTTGCCTGTTTCCTCAAATGTCACAATGCGACCGGAAATTGTTCGACTGTTTGAATCAGCAGCCGTAATTTTCATTGGTGTGATTACTTTTTTCATAGCAGCATGTCTTCTTCCTCGCGTATTTCTTCGATCGACATTGCGCCGATTCGATTTAAGATTTCATAAACCTGCGCGCGTTCGTATGGGTTGCCGCGTAGGAAATCGTCAAGGTCAAACAAAACTTTGTTACCTGCTGGCGTAAAGTCAGGAAAAGATAAACGCTGTTCCAAAATTGACATGTAATTTCTAAACGCGAAGTCCACAAGGTCGCGACGCTTATCCAATGCGTTGGAATACGTAAAACTAGACTGTTGTGAATCGGTGAAGTATGCAGGCAAACCGCAAGCACGTGATAATTCAAGCGAAACGTAATTGCGCGCTTCATTCAGCTGCAAATTGCGTGGATCGTATCCAATTGTCTCCAACGTGACGTCAGCATTTAAAAATGCCGTACTTCGCGACGCGCGCGCGGTTTTCCAGGCACTTAGCAATTTGGAAACGCGATCTGCTGGCAATGATGTGCCATTTGATTTCAAAACCATTTGTGGAATTGGTTCGTTTGCAAAATTCATTGCAGCACGTTCCAATGATGCGGCTGCTTTAATCGTACGACCTGCACGACTTAGCAAACCTTCCTGCGTGTTATTGAATACAACCAAATTCGCAGGATCGACATAAGCACCGTCGATCGCGTATGAAGCAATTTCGTAACCCATGCCGTTTGTTGTAATTGTTACGCGTTCAGGTGCAATGCGTTCCATTGCGCGAATTTTGCCTGTGTCTGCATAACGTTCCATAACGTATGCGTAAGCAGCAGGGTGGAAAAATAAATCTGAAATGATCCAGCCCCAGAATGTTGCACCTGGGATACGTGGATCAGGTTGGTTGATAACGCGCGGCTGTGTGACCTTCTCGCCTGTTGCCTCATTGCGTGTGTGCATTGGTAGTGATCCAATTGTTTGGATAATTCCTAATGCACGTGCAACGGTTGGCACTGACATTGCTTCAGCGCGGGAGGCAGTTACTATTCCGCCGAATAGAAATAGATTTCCTACTTCACTGTAATACGGCGCAATAGCAGCTGCGTCCACCTGCGCGGCTTCAACCGTGACGGCGGTATCAGCCTTACGTGCGAATAGATCAGTAAATCCCATGTCCGAATTCTTGCAGGCTTATACGATCAACCAACCATGATGTCAAGATCATTGTCTGGGCGTGTCGCGAAGTGTGTCGCGAGGGCAACGGCGACTGCGCCGCAAACGACCGACTGAGACGCCCGCCTGCCAATAACCCAACCCCCGTCGCCACGACGTAACTGCACCGCTGCCAGAATTTCCTCCGACAATTGCGGTTGTCCCCTGTGTTTCAAACGACCGCTGTTAATCGCTGACAACATTTCGTCGCATGCCTGCGGGTAAGCCTGATCCATGTCAAAAACTGGAATTCCTGCTGGGGCTAAACGCGCCGCAACCGCGCCACTGGTTTTGCGGCTGTAAAGCACGTATTCGGTTGGGTATTTCCTTGCGTAATCTGCTAATTCATTGGCAATTGCTTTGTCGTCCAGTTGCAAATCATTTGACCAGGTATGCAGCAGTTTCACCACAAAATTTTCGTCGCCTAATTTTTGCGCACCAACCAAACTGGCATGACGGCGATCTGGTGAAAGATCGACCGCTAACCAGGTTGTTTTTTCAGGGTCAAGGTTGACCGTTTTGTCCAGGCAATTGCCCCATGAGGCTGCGTCGACCGCGCTGTTGATTGCCACAACCCAGCGGCACAACACTTCAGTCATCACGACGTCTGGCGGGTCTTTCAAAACGCTTCGTACGTTGTCCGCGTGGATCGTCCTGCCCATGGCTGGGTTTGAATGTCTGGCATTTTCGACGCTGATTTCGTCCGTCGGTGCTGACCATTCAAAATACCCAATTTCGTCGTCTGCCCCTGCAATTTTTGCCAGCGCACGTTCGCGAAAGGCATTTAGCACCACACTGCTAGCGTCCCCCGCGTTCGTATACGCCATGACTAAGGGGTTTCTCGCCGCCATGAGGGTATAACGTAAACTGGCAAACGTTTCCAATTCTTTCATTTCGCGCAATTCGTCCAAGTGGACTGTTTCAGGTCGTGACACGCCACGGGCTGATGACCCGCCTGCCTTCACAATGAAACGCGTCCCGTGCAGGGTTTCGATTTCCTCAGCACCGTGCGCCCAGCGAATTCGCTTGACCTGTTTTGCTAAAACGTCGTTTGATTCGATCAGCGAAACCAGCGAACGAAATTGTTCAAGGCTAGTGGCAAGCGTATGGGCTGAAGCAATTTGCAGCGGTTCATTCCATAGGAAAAGCCCGCCTAAAATTCTAATTTGCTGCAAAAAACTTTTGCCATTCTGCCTGGCAACAACGCAAACGTTGATAGGCGTCGCCCAGCGTCCGTCAGGCTTGATTTTGTGGCTGTGGATCAAATAAAACTTTTGCCAGTCCATAAGTTCGACCCCGATTGAGGCAGCTAAGTCGATCAGTTCCTGACCCTTTGAGGGCAAATTGTTCAGCGGCGTGTGAATTCTGGGCGTAGAAACACCCATTAAAGGGGCGTCCTTGACAGCGCGCTTGCGAGGCTTTTTCAGGTCATTTGGAGACGGCTTAGTCATTATCGTGCCTTACAGACCCCTGTGGAGGCTTTTCAAGCCCATTCGAATCGTTTTGGGGGGGCACGAAACAC